ATTGAATTTGAAAGATGGCGAAACAAGAAAGAAGGAACTCCAGTAGCAGTTGTTGAAAAATCCAAAACTACAAAAAGCAATGGATTAAAGAATCTAGCAGAAGCTAATCCAACAGTTGGCCAAGCAATGACAGACATATCTAGCATATTCAGTTCATTTAACGCAGAATAATTATGATTATAGCACTTATATTAATATCCGTCTTGCTAGCAGGAGCCGCTTCCTACTTAGGTTATCGAGCATATTATCTAGCCGGATCTGTTTCAGATGCCCAGGAATATATTGAAGAATTAGAACTAACTAACTCTTATATGTATTCTCGAATTGAAGATTCATATACTAAAATGCAAGAAATCGATCGACTAGGAGCTTTTGAAAAAGATGATGAAGCCGGAACCACTTTCCAATTATTGCAACAAACAATAACCGAACTTAAAGACACATTCGATGGCCAAGCGCAAGAAGAAAAGTAATGTATATTTTACGAAGATCCAGGATATGGCAATTTCTGCTTATAATCGGATTGAAGATAGACCAGTTCTTCGAGAACGTGTTTACCGAAGATTTATTTATCCAGCTTTCATGAAAATGGCAGAGAATCTAATTAATAAAATGAAACCGGTTTATATCGATAGTTCATTTTTAGATTTACAAACCGACCTGGTTACTTACCTAACTGAAAGACTTCGTAAATTTAATCCAACTGCTGGAAAGGCATATTCTTATTATACCAGAACATCATTTAACTATTTAATTGCTGAGAATCAAAAAGGTTATGCAAAACTAAAAGCTGATACCGGTGAACTAGATATTGATGAACAAAGAAATATTGGAATTGAAATGCATAATGATGATATGCGCGAAACGCTCCGGGAATTTATGGATGCTTACATTGAACATTGTTATAACAACTTAAATTTTATTTTTACTAATCCGACCGACATTCACGTTGCTGACTCAATATTACATATTTTTGAGTCTCGAGAAAATATAGAAGACTTTAATAAAAAAGCTTTGTATATTTTTATTCGTGAAAGATCTGGCCTAGAAACATCAAATATTACTCGTGTAATAAAAGTTCTTAAAGAATTATATGAAGAGAAGTTTAAAGAATATGAACAAGAAAACTTCATAAATCTACCTTTTTGATATTTATATTAAAGGATTTGAATTATGGACAAGAATGATGAATTATTCAAAGGCACTAGTTTTGCTGACTTAATGTCCGATGTCTATCATAACTCTAAAAAGAAAGATAGACAAATAAATCAATTGATTGCCCAGTTACAACCACTTATACGTAATGCATCAGATGCTACGATTATAGTCCCATTAATTAAAGAATACTTAGACGTTGCTGTGAAGAATGATGATCATCTTGTCAAACTAACGGCAATTGTTCAAAGATTTATTTCAACTAAACAAACTATTGCTGGCGCGGATGGACTATTAAGTGATGAAGAAAAAACTCAATTATTAAAAATTGCCGAATCAACATTATCTTCCGAATTAGAAGATGAAATACAAAGTATCAATGATGAAGCAGAAGCAATTAAACAACAAATATCAGTTACTCAAGCTAAGTTAGGAAAGGACCTAAATGGATCAATATAACCAAGTTCAATTTGAAATTGCTGAGGTATTAGCTTACGATGATACTTACAAATATATTGACCCATCCTCCCCAAATGGTAATACTAGCAATTTATTTTCTATAAAAGCCCGCGGATGTAGTTCATATTATAATCACACTGAATTAACTGCTAAGCCAGCAAATATTAACATGAAACGTATTCCATTAGTTGGAGAATATGTATTACTAGTTAAAACATTTAATCATGAAGCTACATCTGAAAAATGGCGTCACTGTTGGTACTATTTGTCAACCGTAGATATCCAGTCATCAATTAATGATAATACAATTCCTGGACTATCAATTCAATTAGATCAGGAACAAATTGATGCCACGCTGCCGGGAACTACATTTCAACCAAAAGTTATATCACCATTACAGCCATTTGAAGGAGATTCGATTATTGAAGGTCGATGGGGTAACAGTATACGATTTGGTAGTACTGTTGATTTGTCGAATACATATAGTATTGATAGACCATGGGAAGGCAAACAAACCGGTGATCCTATTACTATAATAGCAAATGGACAAAAAAATTATACAAATAAGCAATTCACTGTTGAGAATATTGAATCAGATGATGCATCTTTATATTTAACTAGTACCCAAAGTATTCCTAATATTAAATTAAATAATATTTTAAAAATAGGAATATCTGATTCTGCATTTAATAAATCTCAATTTATTGGTGTTGCTGATCGTGTTATACTAAAAGCAAAAACAGATGTAGTTGCATTAGATTCGCAAAAAGGTATTGAACTATTATCTCCAAAGGTAAATATCGGTACCGGACCGTACGAACCAATACTACAAGGACCAGCGGTTCAAGAGTTACTACAAAAAATTGTCATGGTGATTCAACATGGATTTGTAGATTCATCTGGTGCTATCTGTACCCCAATCAATAATGCATTATCTGGTATTGATTTATCTAGATTGCTGAGTAAGACTATTCAAATTGATCAATACAAAGAAGACTTAATTGCATAACTAAAGATAATAATATGTCAATCGGAACACAAATACCATCACAAATTGTTAAAAAGATAATACCTATATTATCTGGTAAAATGTCAACAATATCTAATTTAGCTAATAAAACTGCATTAGACTGTTTGAATCTACCTCCGGAGACTCAATGTAGCGATCCTTTAATTTCAAAAGTTAAACAACAACTAGCTGACCTACAAACATTAATTAATGAACTAGATACATTAATCAATAATATAAGTTCGATTGCTAATTCAATACAGGTAGTAGCTACGGTTGCAACTGCATTAAAATTAGTACAATTAGCAATTCCCGCAGTACCTGGTGTGCCGTCCGGACCGATTACAGAATTAATTAATATATTTACAAAACTTATAGAAAATTCAAAATCCGGCGTAGCCAGCCTAACAAATATACTAGAAAATATTAAATCTCAATTTAATAGTATCAATAGTAATATAGCAAATTCTATTAAAAAATTATCATCAATTTGTAGTAATGAACAATTTGAAACTTCAGAAGATATTGCTAGATTAATTAATCCTGTGGGATTATCGCTAGAATATACTAGTAAATTTTATACTACGACTAATGTATCACAAGAAGATATTGATTTCCGAGTAGACAGTATACAAGATTTATTAGATGATCAAATTAATGTAATGCAAAATTTAATCGAAGCTCCAAGCAAAGTAATAACATCAGAAATTCCTCCAGTTATAACGGATGGTAATATTAATGATTATTTTGTTAATACATCAACAAATCAAATATTTGGCCCTAAAACTAATAAAGGTTGGGGAACACCCGTAAATTAATAATTACAATATTTATATAAAAATAAGTACTATGGATAATAAAACATTTATATTAGCTCTACGCAAGATAGTCCGTGAAGAATTAAAAACGGTTATTAAACAAGAACTAACTGAGATTTTGAAGGAAGGTTTAAAACCTACTATTTCAGAAATGGCACAGCCAGCAAAACCAAAAAATATTGCAGGAAATCAAAAACCAGCACCAAAGAAAAAACCAATGTTTGAAGATAATCGTTGGGCATCTATTTTAAATGAAACGGAAGCAATGTATGAACAGCGACCTGAGCCTATGAATAGTTTTGCTGAAATGATGAATGAATCTGTAGACGAAATTACCATGACATCACGTGATGCACAAGGGTTTGGAATGATGCGTCAAAATATGCAACAAGCAATGAGTGGTATAGATCCGGCTCCAGCAGTAATGGAGGATCCAGAAACCGGTAAAATATATGAAGTAGCTCCGGAAGTTGCATCTGCACTTACTAGAGATTATTCTGCATTGATGAAAGCAATTGATAAAAAGAAAAATAGATAATGGGATATCAAGTCGTACCGGTAAATAATATTGTAACTGTAACTAATAATGTTGGTTTAGGTGTAGCATTTTCTACTGGTACTCGTGGATTATTTAGTAGTATATATACAACCCCGCAACAAGTAAAAGAAAATTTAAAAGCATTATTATTAACACGGGTTGGTGAGCGACATATGCAACCAACGTTTGGTACCAATTTGTTGAATATTATCTTTGAACCAAATATATCAGATTTGAAAGACGATATTACTGATCTACTTACAGTCCCAATAAATTATTGGATTCCTTCAATTTCTATAGAATCGGTTGATATTATTACAAATGAAGACGATCCTACAATGATTCATAATTTAAAAATAACAATAAAATATTCAGTTCAGAATTTTTCGCCAGATACGATTACATTCATATCATCGACTGATGGCACACTTGCAGTTGAATAGGGAATAATATGGAAACAAAAAAAGATATATCGTATATAGGAAAAGATTTTGGACAGTTTCGTAAAAACTTAATTGATTTTACAAAACAATACTTTCCGGAAACATATACAGATTTTAATGAATCATCTCCCGGGATGTTATTTGTTGAACTTGCAGCATATGTAGGGGATGTATTATCATTCTACACTGATTCAAATTTAAAAGAATCATTATTAGAACAAGCTACTGAACGTGGTAATGTGTATGATATTGCAAAATCATTAGGATATAATCCTGTAAATTCAATACCAGCACATGTAATGTTAGATGTTTATCAGCTAGTACCCGCAATTGGTACTGGTGCTGCTGTTGCTCCTGATTTTAATTATGCTTTAGCAATTCGCCCAGGAATGCAAGTTAAACAAACAACCGGCCCTTCGGTATTTAGAACATTAGATTCAGTTGACTTTGGATTCTCATCTTCATA